TGAGCACTGTCAGGAGCAGCCACCTTGATTCTGATATTGGTAGGCTCGCCGGTGCCGGGGTGGGTGATGGTAATCTCAGCTGTGTCAAGCTGGTCGTTCTTGAAAGCGGCGAGGTCAAACATTTCGGTCTTGGCAGGCATGGTTCCTCCTTGTGCACCCGGGTGCAAAAATCATCACGGCTGGGGAGGTATATCGTCTCCCCAGCCTTCGTGTTTGCGCTTACTGAGCTGCAGTGGTGAAGCTCATGGTGGTTTCGTCCGCGACGCCCTGAAAGGCGTTCCCGGCCTTGTCCACGATGGCAGTGGCGTCTACCTTCACATGGTAGTTTGTCTCACCGTTGAGCGGGTTTTCCAGAGTGATGGTGACTTTGTTGCCTTCAAATTTGATCTGGTCAGCCATGATGCTTTCTCCTATGGCGTTGAATGGTTAGGCGACTTGGATAATACGGGTATCGCCGGAATCGCTACTTATGGTGATAGCGCCCTGCCCAGGCATGACTTCCTCAGAGAAGGTCAGGACAATGGTGCTGTTGTCAGGGGATTCCACCGGTGCGTCAGCATCCAGTGTGGGGGGAGTGGTATCAGACACCGTACCCTTGAAGGTGACTCCAAAAGCGTAGGTTCCGTTGGTGACAGAATCCCCAGCGCACTCACAGAATCCCTTCTTGAATGCCAGAGCTGAGAAGGTCACAGAGGCGTCGGTAACGGAGTCTCCTTCCTGATTGGAGGCGGCTGTACCCGTGAGCTGTATTTCCGCCGTGTAGTCACCAGTACGGATGGCTTCGGCAGTGAGGCCAGCAGGAATATTGGCAAAACTCACGTCCGGTAGGGCCTTACCGTTCATCCCGTTGAATGCCTTGCCCTTACCGCCGGAGAGCGAGACAGAGATGGTCTGCTCGAAGAGGCTGGCCGTGACATCGCTTTCTGTAAACTCGACACCCACATATTCGAGTACACAAGGCTCTGCCGTTTCCTCTGCCAGCGGGATGCGCTCGATGAGGATGTTGGTGCCGGTGCAGGGGTCGAGCAGGGCCTGGAAGGGCATGTTGAGCATAATCGGCCCTTCGCCGTCTGCAGGGTTGTCACCGCCGGAATACTTGAGACGCGGAATCTTGATGATGTAGGAACCCGGCCCACCATTGCCCAGCGTGATTTCCAGATCGGATTCTGTCTCGTTGACGAACTTGTTGAGCAGATCGAGGTTCTCAAAGTAGGCGCTGACAGTGCCCGTGCAGTTGATACGTGCAGGCACAAGGGCAGCCGCCGTATTGGAGCCGAGCACGTCAGCAGTGGTGATGCCGTTCTCGATTTGCAGGGAGATGCTGGTGATGACCGCGATCTCCAGCCCACCTTCCTTGAGCACACCGGAGAAGCCGTCCAGCGGGGATTCGGTATAGCTCTCCAGCGTGTCTGCCGCAGCCGTGGCACCACCAAAGTTCACATCCTTGCCAATGAAATTGATTGTGCCAGTGACCATAGCATTGGTCTGCACTTCCAGCGACAGAGTGTTCACGGCACAGCCGGTGAAGAGCTGGAACTGCTCTATGTCGGCAAACTCCCGCTCTATGGTGAAGGTGGGAACATTGATGCCAGCCACCAGCACATTGTCCACCCAATCCCCACGGATGGCAGCGGCAAGAAGCTCATCGTATTCTCCGTAGGAGAACTCGATGCCTATGTCACCGCCATTTTTCTTCAGGCCGTGTCTGAGATCGGAAATCTGCGCGTCCTTCCTGAGCTCTCCAGACTGGAAGGAATCCTTGGTCAGGCCAAGACTGCAGGAGGTGTGACGCAAACCGCGCATGGTGGGCGATTCCGGCGTGACGCCGAAAGTTTCCTCTTTGATGTAGCGCAAGCCGTGATTGCTGCCAGATGCAAAAGCCATAGCTATTCTCCTCTTGGTACGTAATGCTGCCAATGCGCGGAGACGACGATGCTTGGCCGTGGCATCTCCCCGCCTGTTTCTGTCGTCAGGGAACTTCTGTATGCCTTGGTTATGCTCAGGGACGGCAGGGAAGGCACAGCTATGCGGCTCCCCGTCCTGAACAGGTCAGTGAGGTCAGCCGCTATCCTCTCTAGTCGGGCCTCCCCCGTGTGAAGGATGCCGTAGACCGTAATCTGGAAAATACCCTGTATTTTCTCAAAGCCGGTGTCGGAGAGGGCTGCCATCTCGCTCTCCCCAAAGAGACAGAAGGGAGCCAGATACATCCGATTGACCTGCGGGTCGAAAGCCACGTTGGGCCATGCTACGTCTGTCTCCGTGATTTCCTGTATGGGGAGAGCGCAGAGCAGGCGGCGGTACAGGGCCTGTCGGATTTCTGGAGTGGGAGTTTTCATCGCCCACGCACCCCACGGGTGACGCCAATGTCTTTCACGGAGACGCCGTTGAAAGTGAGCAGCACAAGCCTGACCATCCCGGCAGGAGCCTGCTGCGACCAGCCATACTCAAGCATAACGATGTAGGGCAGGGTGTTGGTCAGGAAGACGCTCTGGGTCTTCCCGGCCTTGAATGCCTCCAGCTGTCTGGCTATGCGGTCGAGGGACTTCTCCCCGGTCTTGTCGAGTACGCCGGTCTGGGTCTTCTGGTAGTTGTCCATCGACACAACCCAGTTGCCTCTGGCGCGTCCACTGTCCACCGGCGTGGTCTTGATGACGCGGCCTCCGATGCCATAGAGAGCGCCTTTGACCACATCGTCCATAGTCATCCGCGCCTTGCCGACAAATCGGCTGACATCCAGAGCAAACCTACCGGCCATATCACGACTTCCGAATGAAAATCTTGTAGATGATGACAAGCCCTGAAGGAGCTACGCTGCTGACAGCCACCACCCGCCATTCCACGCCACCCACCATGACCGTATCTTCTTCGCAGGGAGCTTGTGGGAGTGTCCCGCCGTCTATGAGCAGAACAGCATCCCCAATCTTGATAGTTTTGGTACTCAAAGCTTTCATGGATGGGCTGGCAAGCACAGCGTAGGTTTCAGCCTCCAGCACTTCCTGAGACATCTGGCCGGATATGGGGTCGTAGGTCGCAGGCCCGGTCGCGAGATTGAACGTCACAAGCTGACCGTACTTGCGTATCTGGTCTCTCGCTATTTTCTGGTATCTCGCGTAATCCATGCTGGTTCCCGAACTGACCGTTTTGCAATCGATTGCAAAAACTGCTGGCTATACCAGTGAGGCTCGAATCCCTGTCAGGTGCCGTTGCAGCAGAAGCTTGATGGTGGAAGCCGCACCAAAATCCGCCTTGCTGAAGAGGCTGTACGCCGACCCAGGCTCCTTGCTGAACGTCATGCGGATAACGTCGATGGACAGCGAGGCGATGGAGGACTCCCCAGACTCAAAGGCTTCAATATTGAACAGATGGCTGTGGATGACCTGATAGGTGGCCTCTATCTGTGCCAGCTTGACCTCCTGCGGGATGGTGGGGAGCTGTTCCCCCAGCAGACCCGCAAATTCTTCCAGTGATTCCAAATCCTCAAACGAGGAGCCGGACTCGTACAGCTTGCTGCCCGGCATAAGGCGTGGGAACTGCAGGGCCTGATTCCTGCAGGCTCGCATCCCACGGAATGACAGTGAGTCAATCACGCATGTGCCGTAAAAGGCACGGATAATCTTTTTGTCATCTGTAAGGGCATCCCACGTCGATGTATCGAAGCCGTCCCTTCCAGACAAATAGGCGTCAAATTCTTCGAGAGTTGCGTAGCTGTTGGCATCAGGGGAACATGGTGTTGTGATGATCTGCATATAACTTCCTCCTGCTTTTAGTATAACTCAGATGCCGGTCAGATTGCTAACCGGCATCCGAGCATACCGGGAGGGGAATCAGGCTAACCGCCAGTGTCCACACCAGCGCCACTGCCGTCAGAGCCAATGCCATTCACGAGGACCACGGCATCAGGTTCTTCCAGCACCAGACCTGCACGGAGGGTGAGCACGATGATGTAGACCTGAGAACGGATGTCCTTGTCGGTTTCCACCATGATGTCACGCCACACGCCCCAGATGATGTTGTCCGGACGGGTCAGGAGAGCGGTGTCTTCAGCATCATTGCCACCGGCACAACCGGAATGCCGTGGTGGTAGACGCCACGGAACCCTTCAACGAGGCTGTCGCCCAGACCAGTCTCACGATTGCCGAGTTGGTCACGGTAGTCGGTCTCGTTGTTGTGAGACACATACCAGCGGAACTGGCTGCGGTCGCGCAGGTACTTGGACGGCATTTCCTTCACGCCCAGGGAGAAGATTTCCTTGGACATGGTGCCGGAGGTGGAGACGATATGGTCGGTCGCCAGCTTGAGAACGCCATCCTGCATACCCAGATACTCGTCAGTGGCAGCCTTGGTCGTGTCACCAAGGATGAC